CGGAATAGGTTTATTGGTGACGATGGAGCAGGGGCAGAGCTCGAATTGTTTTATTAGATTATCTAAATTATAATTATAGTCTAAATGTACAATAAGACTTTCTATTCCTAATGAGGCTATATCTGCTATTGGATGCGAAAGCGAAGATTCTATCCTTCTGTGCTTGTAAAGCAATCCAACCTTTAACGTAGAGAAAGCGAAAGAGTAAGGCTTTCCAAGCGAACGTAAAATATTTTCTGCGACCTTTTCTGGCCCTATTAAATTTATCGTTTTAGGAAATTCACTAGGGTTAAATGAGGGTTTATTTTTATTTCCTTTTAGAACAGTTACATCGTCTTCTTTACTCCAGTATGGCTTAAACTGTTCATAGAACGAGTTGGAAAATAAAGTAACTATCTTCTTACCGTAATTAGAGGCAAGTTGTAGGGAGAAGTTATTTCCAGAGACATGGAGAGACGAATTTTTTATAACGTAAGCTTTCTGGTTAATGTCTGTCTGACCGACAGCTATATAGCATCCGGGTAATTGTTCGTCTTCTTTATCTCCTAGCTGCACTATAGTAACCCCTAGTTCTTTTAAGTGAGGTACTAAATAGTCTACTACCATATGCCAGTGATCGTATTTACTGGCGTCATCATCTGTAGATACGTCTAGAGTTATGTATTTTCCCTGTACAGCCATAGGGAAAAATTTTTCATAGATAGAGGGTTTATCTATCTTTAGGTTATCTTGTAGAGCGTAAGATTCTAGAATGTGCATAGGTAGTCCTTATCTATAACATCTTTCATATTATGGATATAGTTAGAATGTCTTTGAGTTGTTAAGTAGGGGGCAAAGACCATTTCAAAATGTTCTTTAGATTCACCAACTCCCTCTAAAGATAAAATATTATCAAAAGATTCAGAGTAAGGTATTACTTTGTGAACGTACTCATTGCCCCACAACAGAGGAAAGTTTTCTACCTTAGTAGAAACATAAAGATTATGATCTGGATACTTTTGATTTAGAGATTTAAACAAAGAAGTAATTAAGAAAACATCTTTCTTGGAATCAGGCATTACATACAATATTCTTTTACCTTCATCGTTATCTTCTAACAAGTCCTCTATCTTCACAGGGAAGTTTTTATCATTGTGATCTTTTGCTACCTTCCTAAAGTAATCTTCTATATTCTTTCTGGGGGTTTTGTTGCTAATCTGCTGCATCCAATACTTGTACCCATCGTCATGAATTGTGATTTCTCTATTTAGTATCTTCTTGTATAAAGTTAGCACCCACTCGGAATCGTCAGGGATATTTTCTACAAAAACATCTGGGTAATTTCTTACCTCCTCTTTCTTTTCTTCTTCGAAATTATAATCTGTCGGCTCGCAGTTATCTATAAAGTCTTCAAAAATTTTACCAACGACTTCAACAGAAAATCCATCTATAACCCATTGTCTAGCCATCTTACCCATAAACTCAAGTTGGTTCTTGGGCATATAATAAACTTTTAACAAGTTTTGGTAGATTGACTCAACGCAGGTCGAGGCTTTAATAAACTCTGTTTGGTGCTCTACATACTTGTTCCATTCTAGGGGTATAGAGCCAGAACCTTCTTCACATTGCTCTTCGCCGCAGCTATAATCGGTTACAAGCGTAACTAGTTCAGTAAGTTTCGCTTCTTGAATTGGAATTTCCTGACCGCCACTTGTAAATGGGTGACAGTAGACGTCCATTAAATTATAAATTTCATTCAACTGAACTTCACTAACGCCAGCCGATACGTTAGTAGTGTTCATGCTTTTTTCTTTGCCACAAAGATCGCATGTCTGCTCCTGTCCGACGAAAGGTTTTACTTTATAACCGTAACAAGAATTACAGTAGTAAGTAGTTAAAATATCTTCTTTTGAAATTTTATGCTCATCTGCGAGTTTATGAATATTCCAACCTTCTCCCCAGTGGGTATGTAAGAGCAGTTTCGCTTTTGGTACATCTGCTTGAAACTTCTTAAAACCTTCTAGCAAGTTGGGTACAGACTTGCGTAATTGATTCCTAAAAACAAAACCTACAATATATGTATCGTCAGATATGCCATTATTTGCACGAAGCTGCTTTCTGTTTTCGTCAGTTAATCTATAAAAGTTTTTAGTTTCAAGACAGCCATGAACAGTTTTTACATGAGTATGGCCTTTTTCATGCAAAGCTTTGGTGGCGAAATTGCTCCATATCCAATAGTTTTTAATTTTCGAGGCATTATCTACCGCAGTGGGTAAAATAGGAAGAGAATCAAGTGTCGTCCAGATGACCGAATTGATTTTATCAAACCAAGGTTTACCTACTGCAAAGTCAACACCCCAAATATCTTGAACTGCTATATAGACGTCAGGTTTCTCCTGCTTTACCACCTCGTCTATTAGATGCGCCCCATAACTTGCCATCCTAGCTTGGCCGGGGTCTTTATTAAGTTGAGCTAGTTGGTTTTGGTCGTCAGGCAAAGTGCCGATCGACTTCCAAGGAGTTCTTTGCAGGGTAGGTGCAGAGCGAGCATTTCCACAGCAGTAGCTAACTATTTCATACTTGCCAGTTTTGTATAGGTAAGATAGCAGAGCTTTAGTGTTTCTGCCGAAACCAGTTTTAGCTAGCGCCGAGTCCGACTGATATAGAATCTTCTTCTTCACTAATTGTTTTTGGCCGCTAGGCTTTTAGCAATAGCTTCGTTATTTTCCTTAATCACAGCAGAAGAATAAATACTTAGGGAAGTAAGCAAGAACTGTTTTAGAAATTTTGACTCACCGAAAGTAAAGCTAATTGAGTAGCTTTTCTTTTCTCCATCCTTGGGCATCTTGGTCAAAGTGAAAGCAAACCCTTCCTTCTTATCGTCCTTCATTTTAGGCTTAAAAGAAAAAGACGTGTTCTCCTTTGGGGTCTTGTGAAAACTAGAGAACTCTCTACCGCTCTCAATACAATCAATAAAAGAGCCGATCTCAGTAGGAGTAAACTTGCAAGCAGAGCGAGTCTTAGTGTCGAACTTGCCCTTTGAATTTTCAGAATCCCAACTTAACTGCTTGAGTAACTGAACATAAAAAGACTTGTCGCTAGTATTATAGGAGAAGCTGCAACAACAACCAGAATTCCATTGGTTTGGCTTATAAAAATGAATCATAAACTACGTTTTATTATAATAAAAAACGCAGTTAATTCAAATTTTTCTCATCATTTCTAAGCTGTCCGAGCTTCATATATATTTTAGAGTCTTGGACAGTTACGAAGTCAGCAAATACTCCATCGTCAGACTTCATTCCCTTAACAATTACTATATTCTTTTTCGCTGGAAGTGAGCCACGGTTGTCGGATATGCAGTCAGAGATTGCGTCTCGTCTCTTATTTTTAAATAATAAGACATCTATAGTATCGGTCTCATCGCCTATCTCGAACTTAACATACTCGTTGCCGCTTTTGGAAACTTTTACCCCTGTGCAGTCTTTGATTGTACCTACGAAATAAACTCTCGTTTTCGGTCTGGCAGCCCTGACTTCAGAAACCAATCTTAAATCTGTGTTTCTGTTAATAAATATATCTCTAAGAAAAACTCCGTGGGTATATCCCAGCAGCTCATTTTCGTAATACCAGTTGGCAAAAGACTCATTTTTATGATTTATATCATAGATGGTCTTATAAGGCATAAATTTACCTCTGAGAGTTTCGATTCTAGAATCTTTAATATATCTCTTACCTTCATCGTCGACCTTCACTTTCATTTGGTTTAGGACGTTAACTAGATCGTCATTACCCGTGTCGGCAAACTTAAGAGCTATAATCCTCTCTCTAGGAGTCAATATTTTCCAAAGCTGACATTCAAGTACGAGTTTACTTCGGCTATACTTGTCTCCCATGTCCAAAGCCCCTGCTTGAATAAGCGCAGATAGAACGCCTAAATTTATGCCCGCTTCCGTGGAAGCTTGGAAAACTTGGAACTTGTTAGAAGCGCAGCTCTTAAAATGGCTGAGTTTAGTTAGCGACGAGTTTGAGATGCCCTTTATCGACGACAAGCCAAACCTAATGTTATCTCCTTCGATAGAGAAATCATCTTTTGACTTTAGAATATCCGGACGCAAAAGCTCTATATTGAAATGAACTAGCTCTTTCTGGATTTTAGATATTTCTGCTATTGGGTCTGGCTCAAACTTACTCATCTGTAATAAAGCAAGAAAGAACTCTTTCGGGTAATTAAATTTAAGGTAGACTGTGGCTGCGGCTAAGGCTGCGTAAGCTATCGAATGAGATTTATTAAAAGAATAATTAGCTGAATCTTCTAAAATTTGCCAAAGGACATCGCCAACTTCTTTATCGAGATTGTTCTCCTTTATCTTGTCCTTAATCTTCTTCTTCCACTTCTTAACTTCGTTTACCTTCTTCTTGCCAACGATACGTCGTAGCAGCTCTGCTTCGTCAAGCGTAAACCCGACTTTGTGAGCCATTTTCATCATCTGCTCTTGGTAAAGACAAACACCTCCAGTAGTTCCTAAGATGTCGTCAAAGAATGGATGTATGACGTCGTAGCTATCATTATTAGTATAATTAGCGTACTGATCAGTGAACTGCATAGCTCCCGGCCTAGCCAAAGCTAATACAGCGCTAAGTTCTTCTAGACTCTTTGGTTTTACTTTTCTGCAGACTTCGTAGTTTGCTCTAGCTTCAACTTGAAAAATGCCCTGTGGTTGTTTTAGGTCGTAAAGGTTTTGATAAATGCTTTCGTGATCTAGGTCTATATCTTCTACATTTATACCTATAAACTTACAAGCTTGGTCTACAACTGAAACAGTTCTCAAGCCAAGAACGTCAAGTTTCACGTTGAACATCTGAGACCAGTCCATATTATAAGAAGATATTTTCTCCTTATCAGAGTCAAGCTCTATCGGACAACTTTTAGTTATTTGGTCGTAGGACAACAGGATAGCAGAAGGGTGAACGCCCTTATTTTTCACTAAGCCTTTTATCTTCTGTGCTGTTTTATAAGTCCTTGGATTAGAGTCACACCAGTCCCTAAACTCGTTTACTTCTTCGTAAGCCTCAGATATATCTTTTACCTGTCCAAAAACTTTCGGTATCATAGCAGAAACATGATTCATTTCTGTCTCTGATTTATCCTCGACAGTTTTGCCGCACTCCTTCATTACCAGCTTGCCGCTGAGAGTGTTTAGAGTCCTTATTTTAGAAGTCTTGCCTTGGAATTCTTCTTCTAGATATTTGAGAACGTCTTTGCGCCTATAATAGCATACGTCCATATCTATGTCGCACATCAGAGAGCCGTCTAGATAGGTAACTCCGTCAACAACTTTTTTCTTAGCGCGAATCTTTGAAACAAATCTCTCAAAAAATAGATCGTATTTGACCGAATCTATTTTAGTAACTCCCAGCAAGTACAAAACGAAACTACCAGCGGCCGAGCCACGTCCCAAACCTACTGGAATATCTGAGACATTACAAAAATGTATTACTTTCCAGACTAAAAGTATATAATCTACGAACCCTAAATCTTTTAATATCTCTAATTCGTAGTATATTCTGTCTACATACTTCTTATGTTTTTCGGTCCCTCGCTTTATATCTAGCTTTTTAAAGCCTTTTTGGCAGAGGGCAATAAGAAAATCGTAGGTGTTTTTTACCTTCTCTGGGTTATCTATTAGCTCTAGATAATCCTCTTGGATTTGAAACTTGGGTAATCTAACCCCATGGATATCCAAGCTAAGATTCTTAAAACTATCAAAACTACTCTTTCTTTTTTCTGGGCCTGCCTCGCTTTTTCTTTGCTGGCTTGGGCGGCTCTGACTTTTGTTCTCCTTTACTGTCTCCATCTTCTTCTAGTATATCCTCTAATCTATCTCTTAAAACCTTTAAAGTCTCTTTACTTTCTTTCTCGAACCGGTAGAAAAAATCCAGCTTGTCCTGCTTGTCACCTTTTCTGAGAATTATTATAGCGTAATCTACATCAGCTTCTTCTGAAAGCTTTTCAATTAAATCGTATGCAAAGTCCATGCTGGGCATACATTTATTATACGCTTAAATTTTGCTCATTTCTAATTTTAATTTTCTCCAAACTTTTAAGTTTAGCTCTAAATCGTTTATTGCGTCATGCAGGGTCGCATAGTTGTGTTCGATATTATAGTATTTACCCAGTTCAGAAAGAGACGCTCTTACGCCTTTTACCCTGTGACTTAATAGTCTATACTGATACTCAAAAAAGTTTTCTTCCTGTTTTTTGAAGTAATGCTCTGACCTAATCCCTCTGCCAACTGACAGGGTGTCTATGCACTTTTTAAACAAGTGATTGTAAGGTTTGCCATGCATCTTGCACCAATCTCTAATGAGGTACATATCGAATCCCAATATGTTGTGTCCTACTATATAATCACAGTTGTCTAGCCATTCGTAAACGGTAGGAAATATTTCCGACTCATCTCTGGCTAGTTTATTAAACTTCTTTTTATCAAACCGAGTAATTCTAGCCGCCTCTTCAGAGATGCTTAGGTCACAGTCCCATTTGACCATCTCGTCGAACTTATCAACGATTCTGTCCTTGTTGACGACTTTAATCATACCAACCTGCCAAGGCCGGTTATTATAGAAGTTTAAGTTTACATTGAAAGTCTCCAAGTCCATGAAAACTAACTCCTGTTTAAAATCGTTCTTGAAAAAGTTGTTATCCATTTAATTGACTCACTGGTAGATTATAACAATCAGCTTTAAAGTAAAAGCTTTTAGTGCGAGGTGACTCTGGGTCGTAATCGCCTTCTTTGTAAAACTTGGCTTTCTGATAAAATGTAGCTTTATCTATTTTACCAAGATACCAAGCGTAGCTCAAGTCCTTCATTACGCTAACGAAAACATACTCGTCACAATCTTGGTTAGGGTTAAAATCTGCCACCGTGCAGTTGTAGTTTAGACGAGGAGGAACAGTTCTCTCTTTAGTCTTTACATCAACAGTAAAATGGCCAGAGCAAGGGTTATGATACACTAAGTCGTAATCGTAGGTGTCCTTTATTTCGCCGCCCAGAACGTACTTGGCAACTTCTTCGCCAATATAGGCTACTAATGCACCTTCACCTTTTCTAATGGAGTTATTAAGAAGGGGTAGCTTGTCTGCCCTTACTTGCGCCCTGTCGATTACTTGTTGTGATAGTTTAAACGGTCTCATACCAACTCTCAAAACTAAATTCGTTTGAACACATATGATCGAAGTTAGGTTTGGCTAAAGTTCTTTTTGCTCTGCCGGGGGCGGAGTCAGAGATACATCTAAAAGTAAGATAGGCTGGGAAGTCCTTCTTATTCTTATAATAAATACTCTTAACCTCTTTAGTTTCGTACTTATCTTTACAGTAGGATAAAACGTGCTCCCTCAAACAATCATCAAAAGGCAGGTCGTT